CTTTTGCTCTCGACATATCAGCAACTGATTTTTCATTCAGCGCATCCTCAACTTCTTTCTTCGAAGCAAGGTTACCGATTGAGTCAATCATTACCATTACATTATCACCTTTAGACACTTCATCTAATCGACCAACAATATCAAACTTTAATTGTTCAACATCTTCAATCGGTATATGAAGTACTCTACTGGTATCAATATCAAAAGATTCTAAATAATCTGGTGTAATACCATATTCAGAATCGTATAACAAAGCAATTCCTTTCGGATACTTTTTCAAATAAGCCTTCATACAGTATAAGCCGAGTAAAGTTTTGAAACTTTTAGATTCTCCTGCTACAACTGTTAGACCTGGGATAAGACCACCTTTCAACGAACCACTGAATGCAATATTTACAATTGGTAGTTCTGTTTGAATAGGATCCTTATCTTTAAAGAAAGCGGAATCATTTAGAGCAGCTGCCTGCTTTACTGATCCTGCCTTCAACATTTTATCGAGTAAACTCATATTTTATTCTCCACTTAGAATTTGATGTAACTTATCGGCGAACGCATCAAGTTTCTCGTATCGGTTTGGCCAATAGATGTAATCCTTTTCTGGGTTTGCTTTTAAGTTATTCAATAGCGGTACTACCGCATCATATATTAATTGTGCCTTAGCTGCGTTCGATTCAGCAGAAGCTGCAGTTGTAGTAACTGCTTCCTTTGCTTGTTGAACGACTTCAAGTTCATCGGCGTTGACAGCTGTAAAACCAAAATCAAAATCGAGAATGGTTGTTTCTTTTTCAATAGTCATAAGACCTCCTAAAAAGCGGGGACCCGAAGATCCCCGACAGTTGTTTAGCTACGTGCCAATTCCTTAAAGATACTAAGGTCGTCATCATCATCAGCGGTTGAGCCTACTGAAGGTTCTGCCGTTGCCATTACTGGCTCAGACGAATCGTTAGACATATTGGATAAATCCAATTCATCTGCCGTCTCAACAACCGGTGCCGAAGCAGTCGGTTCATCATTTTGTAAATCAAGTACACGATACATTTTAGTTTTTAGTTCTGTGTAAGATTTGAAATTACTTTCAGATACTAATTCCTGTAGAGAATGTTGTTCTCCCCAAATTCTTTCGAGAGCTTCGTCGTCTTCAGACAACGCAGATGCAGGATCGAATTCAGACTTATCATAGTTTGGGTAACCTTCAAACTGTCTGATCTTTAGACGAAAGTTTGCACCTTCCCATAAATCAAACGGGTTGGTTGGTTCTTCATCTTCAAACGTTGGGTTCATAAGATCATTCAACTTATCAAAGATCTTTTTACCAAACTGATACATGAATACTTTACCTTCGTTCTCAGGATTGCCTGGGTCTTTCACAACATAGATATTAGCAGTATACTTCAGCCTACGCTTCTGTTTACGTGCTTGCTCTTTGTCGGATTCAACACCACTGTTCCAAAGCTTAGAGTTAAACTCAGAGATTGGATCATCCTGGTTCAAAGTGGTTAGAGAGTTTTCGATATACCAAAGTCCTGTTGGTCCTTGGAATCCATGATCCCAAATTCTTACAAAGGGCATCTCTTCACCTTTCGAGGCTGGTAGGAATCGAATGACTGCGAAGCCATTACCTGCCTTATCTCGAGTAGGTTTCCAGAATTTCCCTGCATTGGGGTCTTGGTATGATTTTGAAGAAATCTTTTCGAGCTGAGAGTTCAACTTGTCGAGGGTCTTCGTGCGGTTCTTCTTAAGTGAAGAAAAGTCTGTTAGTGCCATAATTAGTTCTCCTGTTATATAGCGTTATATTGCGTAGTATTTAAATACCAAAGTGATCCTTAATTAACTTTTGGAATCGCTTCGGTTCAAAATCGAGAAAGGGTTTATACTTTCGCGATTTGTTTATTATATCAAAAGATACGTGTTTGTCAACTACTTTTTCACTCCAGTACGAAAATATATTCGCTTGATGAGAAAGAATAGTAAATGTTTCCAAACTAATCTTCTTTTGTAATAACAATGTCATTACCAAAGGATGTTGTCCATCTATTGATATAAAGTTTCGCTTGTATTCATCATTAAGATGAGCAAGCTCGGATTTGAAGATATAACCTAATGATTCTACCCTCTTCCTCCAATTCGTGTATCTGGCTTCTCCTTCACTGTCGAGTAGATCTCGAACCCAGATATTTTTATTTATTAAAAGATTACTTAAAATTAGACCTTGTGGGTCATCTTTCTTTGCCAATTTTGCGAACGAATATGCATCGTTCCTTGACATAAAGGTATCAATGTTTGCTCGTACCTTTCCATTGTATTTAAAGTAATCGTAATTGTCCGTTGTAAAATGTTTCTTTAGTGCCAAAAATTTAACATATGTGTTAAACGAATCATCACTTACTAAAGTCTGTGATATCTTGTTCATCTTCTCTTTTCACCATTCTCAAGTCAACTGCTTCCGTTCGGATCTTTTCTTTCAAGACCGAGCTTTTCTTTACGATCTGCGCAATCGTTTCAATTTCAATACCATTCTTATCTGCGTAATGGCAAAGAGCATCGATATACGGCACTCCTTTTGAAATGTGTCTAGATATTTCGTGGTGAATTTTATCAGGCGTTAAAGCTACAACGGACATATCAGTGTTTTCCTTAGATTCTTTTTTTGTCATGTATACCTTGTATTATATACTAGTTAACGTGATATGTCAATAGTTATTTTTTGTTTTGTGTAAATAAATCCGTTCAGCTACTAATTGAACTGAACAGATCTATTATAACAAGTTTTTAGTTAGATGTCAATCTATTTATAAGTTAATATGTAGTCGACATTACTATGATAAGGAACGGTAGGGCGATAGGGAATGATATTAGTGTACATGCTTGTACTATGTTACAGAACTTACAGACTTTCTCATTGTTTTTCAAATCGGCAACTAATTGCGAAGTGGTCATTTCTCTCCTTCTAGAATTATACGTAAAGTTAAATTATGTTACCTGTGGTAACAGCAATTATATATACAGAGTTGAAGAGAAAATCACTATAAATTTATATTATATTTAGTAATAGATTATATTACATTTCGTTATAGGTTAGACTTCCTGAAAGAGTACGTTTTCTACGTATTGATTCTTACGTTCCTCGGTTATTCCCATTGCCAAAATTGAACTATGAAGCATTCTGTTAAGCTTTTGTTTTGCACAATACTTATTTTGTCGTTCGAGAGTATTAATCCATCTCTTAGTGTATTGAGGATTGTCCATCTCCATTGTATAGAATCTTGATAGTTCCAAAGCCATGTTAACAAGTTGTTCCGTTTCTTCGCCTGTACGAATTGCACCAGCACCTACAATGTTTTCCGAAAAGATCTCTAACGCCCAATCTGGCATTATCCTTTCTTTCTTCCATTCGAGGTTTTCAGTTGCAGTTCTAAACTTAATCATATACGGATGGTTATCATTGTGAAGAACATCTATTGGAGAGTAGTCACAAAAGCAACCGCTAATCTTTTTAGGATTCGCAACAATATCTAATCCGAAGATAGGCAGATCAACATGTTCCCTTGGAAAGATATTGATATGCATTAACCATAACTTATTCTTTCCAACAGGTTCAATTGTTTTAAGATGGGCTTTACGAATCGTATCGCTTTCCCAAAAGTAATCTTTCCAACCTTCAAGGTCAGCCGTATGGTTTTTATTCTCAACTCGATCCATCGAGGAGTCAAAGTCGTTAATTAACGTTGCAGCAAGGCTTCTTAATTGGTCGAATAGTTCTGAATCAACTATCATCTTCGTCCCAGCAATCCATTGTCCTTGCTCTTGCATAATCTTCAGGTTCGTAGTTTTCAGCGTTATTACGATAGTTCTCCATGAGCTCATGGAATAATCTTTCTGCGTATTCAAAACAGATCATTGCTTCGTCTGCCATTCCATCGTGTAATAGTTCTCTTACACTTTTAATAAGTTCGGCTCTATCCTCAAATTCATACATAAGACCCGACCCAGGTACGTTTCTTTTGATGATTTGTCCACCGTGAGCATCTCCAAAATGACGCACATATAGATGAGCAAGAAGGCCTTCGTTATTTCCTTCCTCTAGTAAAGTTAAGATATGTTTATTATATTCTAGTGTTGACACGAAGTTATCTTCTATTTCATCAAGATCAAATGTATTCTCGATTTCCTGAAGATCTTCTTCAATTTGTGTTGACCTAAATATTGGTTCAAGTTCCATAGGGACTTCAACTGCAGATTCCAAAACCATGTAGTTCTGTAATTGTGCGTGTAAATATTCTTGATAAAGTTTTGGACTAATGTTACCTGATAATAACATTTCTGCAAATTCTGTTCGTTCTGCGTTGTCGTGGTGTTGTCTTGTAAGTTCTTTTAGATTGTTTGACATTGTATACCTCAATAGTGAATTTCATATTGTATCTGAAACTATTTATAAATAATAACTGAACACAATTGTATATATCTCATTAGGAGCAATTCATGAATAAAAAGGTACAATTTTGTGATGTAAAAAGTGATGCGATTAAATTCGCAGAAATGGCAAAGGTTGCCTACGAAGATGGAAAGGATGCTAAGCCTTACTTCAAAAGCTTAGGTTACACAGGTCATAAATTTATTGACCATGACGGCGCGCAAGCTCATTGTGTATGGAACAAAGAAGAATTTGTTTTATGTTGCCGTGGTACAGAACCAACCGAACTCAACGATCTTAAAGCTGATCTCAACATTTGGCCTGATAAAGCTCAGGTTGGTGGTTGGGTACACAACGGATTCCAAAACGAAATAGATGATATCTGGGATGATGTTATTAAAGTATTAGTTAAGCATGGTGAGAAAAGAATCAGCATATGTGGTCATTCATTAGGTGGAGCAATGGCAACAATTGCTGCTTCAAGATTACTTGAATATAAACCCGTTCTATATACTTTTGGATCACCAAGAGTTGGTAATG